TCGTTGCTCAAACCCATTAATTTCGCCACGGCTAATAAGTTTTTCTTGTATCCGTGTTGCTCCCATAGGAGAACCAGCAGTTTGTTCAAACACAGACGCTAATGACTTATCGTCACTAGCATTCTCAATCAATCTAACAAAATCCTCGAAACTAGTAATCTCTCCAGACTCTGCACCAATTTCTAATATCTCTACTACATCATCAGTTAAATTATTGAACAAATCCGCAGACGTAGTTTGCTCTAGCTCATCTCCCAAGAAAGGTCTTGGCCCTATATAACCTAAAGGATTAGCCGTATACTGATCAACACGAGCCGTATCACGTTTTACAAGTGAAGAGTCTGCATAAGTTCTTGGCTGATAACTACCTACATCATCAGCCATAAACACTTGATCAGGCAATCTAACAGTAAAACTTCCAGTCTTAGGGTTCTTATTAATAGCTACAGCTTGTCCACCCTCTACACGAATTGCAGTACCCGTAACAGGTTCATACATCTCCGTAGATTTATTATATTCAACTGGCATAAACTGTTGATCAGATCGGTTATTTCTTTTTAACTCTGCAATACGAGCATCAACTAAACTTTCACGTTTCTTTTTGCTCATAGCATTCCAACGTTTTTTATCCTTATCACGTATGTAATGCTCTTCACGAAGCTCTCGCTCTACAGCTTTCCTGTCTCTGTAATCAACAGCAGATATGCGCTTAGTAGCGTCACCTGTTTGATTAACTGAAGTGTAAAAATAGTTTGCTTCAGGGTCCCAACCTGGCGGTAAAAACCCTTCAAAGGAAACCTCGTCTATCCTGTACGTTAGTTGCTCTCCGATTATTTCAGGTCGAGCTGTCCACGGGGCAGACGCATTTTCCATTGCTTCTTTCTTAACACCCCTCTCAGCTTGAGTAGCGTTAACCCAACTAGCAAGCTTTCGATACCACTCTTTAGGGTTAGCTCTGTCAGCTCCATCAGTAACGTTTACCATACGTTCAAAATGTCTACGCTCACGAGGAGTCATGTTTTCTAATTTCTTTACAGGAGCAACATGTAATTTACCTATGCCAACTTCTGCTTTTTCATATTTAAATTTCCATACACCACGAGCACGAGCACCAAACAGAGGATTGTTGTGCTGATAAAATACTTGATTAGCATGCTTATCAGCTTGTTGAGAAGCTATTCTACGTTTAGTTTTAGACTTAGCACCTAGCTCTTCTTGCATAGCAATAGGTCTAGGGGAACGTTTAACTTCTTGTCGAGCGTCTTGAACTGCTTGACCATATCTACGTTGCATTTCTTCTTGAATAGCTTCATCTAATGATTTCTCATCAATTTTTGCCAATGCTTCTGCATCAAGTTCATCTAAACGTTTTAAAGCATAATCCCTCATTTCTTCTGCGTTAACATGCCATCCATATCCAGCAGGACTTCTACCAGTGTCAACTAAATACTCTGCTTGAGAAGAATCATCATAAATTTTTGAGTGTATGTACTTACCAAATTTTGTTTTAGGATCAAGGAAATGTTTGTCCAAAATACTAGGATCAGTTTCAATGCCAAATTTACCGCCAAGAACTTGATCCGGTCCTGAAAGCCTTAAATGACTTTGATCTCCAAGGAAATCTAATATTTCATCTCTTTCTGCGGCTTGCTCAGGTGGAATATTCTTATTAAGATTAGCCCTTTTAACTTGTTCTTTTACCTCTCGATAAAGCTTGCCAGAACGCCTAAACGTACCATCTTTATTAACACGAACATCAATACCACGTTCCTTTAAAAGGCTATTAATAGTAACATTACCTGCCGCATCAACGTCAGGTCGCTGTTGTTTAACTCCCTGCGTAGGAGCACCTTCAACAGAAGCCTTTGTATTAGCATCTATCTGTCGAAATACAACACCTTGACCTTCAAGTTGATCAAACGTAAGTCCACCGCCACCATATTTTTTAGGTCCCATACCAACAACAGCAGGAAGAATTAGCTCATCACTAGGGCTAGTAACAAAACCAGATAATTGCACTTGGTTAAAGTAATACGCTTGATTATATAACTCTTGAGCATGATACTCTAAACGAGCAACCTCTTCATGATCAGCTTTACTTAACTTTTTCTTAGACAAAACCTCATCTATCTGACCATCTATCTGATCAATAGCTTTAGCGACAGAATCAAAAATTTCGTCAAATGTTCCAGTCAAAGGAGGACTAGTGTTAAACGGATCTCTAACCCATTGATCTAAAGTCTTAGCTGGAGGAGGTGGAGCAAGTTGCCTATTCGCTACATAAGCATCAAAATCATCACCAGTAAAAACAACCTTTTGATCAACACCCTCCATACCTTTTACTTGTTGTTCTCTCCAAGCCCTTTCTAAATCCTCAAAACTAAGATCATACTTGCTCTTAGCACCAGCACGCATATAAAGACCAGGCTGAACTTCAACTACTCGACCTGTATCTACCAAAATTTGGACAGCTCTACGAGCACGCTCATCAGCTACTTCCAACCTTGAAGGCAAAGCAGGCCGACCTTTAGGATCAGCAGGGTTTCGTATTACAGTAGGACCAATTGCCTCATCAGCACCAAGACGTTCACCCTCTATAGTTTCTATACGTTGAGTCTGTAAATCTTTAGGTTGAATACCATCTTCAGGAGCTTTCTGACGGCCTTTTCCAACTGGTCTATCTACTTTATTGTACTGTTCAACAACATTTTCTAAAGTAAACGTATCCCCAAAATATCCTTGTGCACCAATTTGCCCAGTCCTAGGATTAGCAACTTCAGTTTTGCCATAAATCATGTCATTAACAAAACGAGCAACACCAATATCTTGCACAACAGTATCAGTAGTAGTACCAACACCATACAAATTGCCAAACACTCTAGGAATAACCTTAGAACCTTTATAAAACCTGCTTGGGTTAATAGCTATACCATTCTTTTTAAACCATTGATACAAAGGCTGAGTGCCAGGGACATAGAATCTTGCCCTGCCAGCACCAAAAGCTAAACCGCCACCTTGACGTTGCTTGATCTTAGCCATGTTGTTTTTAATTTTGCGTTGCTTATCCTTTATTAACGCAGAAACCTCATCCTCACCTATATCAAGTTCATCAGCTAAACCTTTAGCACGATCTTTTAGACGATCAGCTCTACTAACATTCCCAGCTTTCTGAGCTTTTGCACCTTTTTGAAGTGTTTGCGCTAACTTTGTTCCAGTTCCACGAGTCATTGTTGCACCAAAAACAGACTCTAAAATCTCATCAACAAGTTCTTTAGAATAATTATTACCTACAGTTTCCTTTAGTTTTACTTCAAGTTTTTTCCACGGAATGTTATTATCCATGCCCTCTTTAAGCAAGAAAGCAATTTCATCAACTACTCCATCAGAAGTTCTACTAATCAAACCACCTTTTTTAACAGCTCCAGCAGTCCCAAGAAACGACTTTAAACCTTTTTCGCTAGCTCTACCAGCACGAATAGTACCAGCCGCCGCTTTCATAGTGTTCTTAAATATCGCACCGACACCTAACGTTGCCCACGTTACAGGATCAAAAATAACATCCCCAGCAAAGTTAGTAATAGAGCCGAGAACAGGAACATTCTTTAACGGGTTAAAACCAGTTTCATTAAAATCAATACGACCATCTTGATTAAGGTCGTACTGTGAAGCATCAGTTTGTTGACTATCAAGCCAGCCTTGCAGTTCTTTCCTGCCAGGTATTATGTGAGACATACCAAACGTAGCAAACGCCGATACATCTATACCAGCTTCAAGTAACCTAGATCCAGCACTAGCAAACTCACCGTTTTTTATATCCATAACTATCTTATACGTAGCCTGTAACGGTCTATCTATCTGGCCAAACGCCCAACCAACAGCAGACAAAATCGGGTTAGGTCCCTTCGGTGGAACATAAAGCTCGTCAAATGTCAGATCATAATCCGTTTCAATTAGTATCATGTGTTTAAACGGTTCGTAATCTTTCATCATGTGCAATATTTGTTGCGACAAAGCCTCTGACTGTTCGTTACCTGATACTTTAAGGTTAGCTCTCATAGCTAACGAAGCTAGCTCACGTATATTTTCAGCGGCTTCGGGGCCAGCTTGCTGTATACGTACGATATCTTCTTCAGCTAATTTAAAATCTGCTTCAGCTTTTTCAATAGCCGTATTCTTAGCGTTAGTTAATGCTTGTTGTTGTTGCCATTTAACATAAGCAGGGTTAACTCTTTTCTTAGAAACAAATTCTTGCCCAGTTACACCAGTACTGTACTGTGTAATAATGTCTTGAATTGATTGCTCATTAACATTAAACGATGTTGCAGGAACAGGATTCAAATAACTCTGCAAAATATCTGCCTGAGTCTGAGCATCATCTATGTCATAACCATCAGGTATAGTTGTCTCACTAGCAAATATATTCTCCCCTAACAAAGGAGTTTCATTGCTTACGTTAGAGCTATGCCCAGCTAATGCTTCTAATGCCTTATTTATATCCATGACTAGAATACGGCAAAGTTAGAATAATCTGCCGGATTGTATGTAAATTTAGGAGGTGGACCTGAATTTATTATTTGTTGTTCTCTTGCTTGCGCTCTAACATTTTGATCAGCCATAGCACGCAAATACGCTTCTTCCTGTGCTTTCTTTTTAGCTAACGCTTTTTCATACATTGCCTGGACCCTGCCGCCTTCCCTGTCAGGGCCTGATGCGTATTTAGGAAAAATTTCTCTTGTATCAGTATTAATATTTGGGGAAAAACCTTCGCTAGCTAAAAGAGCCATAGCCGCTTGTTGAGCTTCAGTTCTACCTTCATCTGCCATGCCAGTAATCTCTGGCACAAGCCCTGAATCTCTACGTGCAAACCCAGTATTTAAATTCTTTAGTGTGTCAACAGCTTCTTCAACAGAATCCGCATCCCCCACTTTATTTATGTCACGCCTTTCTTTACGTGTCAGAGCTCCACGAGGATCGTTTGTTCTTGCTTGAGAAGTTAACAACTCTTCAAGACCTTGCATAAGAACATCATCACTAACATTCCCAAGTTTATGCGTACGACTAATACCCGTACCAAAATCAGGTATTTCTTCTTCTAATTTCCTTATATCAGTTTCAGTTTCTTCTTTAATTTTTTCCTCTTTTGCTTCTTCTGTTTCTTCAGGCTCTCCTGTTTCTGGATTTATTTCAGTATCTGTCGCACTAGGCATGTCAAACATAGATTGAACTACGCCTGCTCTACCACCAATATCAGGAGTTTCGCCATTAGTTACTAACGTTGCGTCAATAAGAATGTCAGCAAATTGGCCTAATTCTTGGGTAGTTACACCACCCATGCTTTCTAACTGCTCAAAATTAGAGCCATACGTTTGTTCTAATTCGCCCATAGCAAGCAACTTAGCTACTTCACTAGTAGCACCCATACCAATAAATCCATTAAAGCTTTCATTAAATTTTTTATAACCTTCCTTAAGCTCGGTAGCGCCTGTTGTTTCATTAACATTGTAAAAAGTTGAGTGTTGCCAAGCATCATGCACACCGTACATATTGGCCAAAACACCACCAATGTTGTATCCATTATCATCTTGTAAAATCCCTGGGTTAGCCCAACTAAAATCTTGAAGAGGGCTACCAACGTGAGGGAACGCTTCCTCAACAGTCATGCCTAAAGCTTCTGCCGCATCTGCTAATACTTGAGCATCCTCATCTATATCATCTTCTGGATCATCTTCATCAGTATCTGGACCGCTACCACCACCGCCACTAAAACGAGTTTCTAAAGAATCTATTCGAGAATCAACATACTTCTCAAACATAGGCAAACCAGCTTCCATAGACTCTATATAATTCTGCATCATATTATTAGACATTTGCATACTCTGATCCAAAGAAGTTTGCATAATAGCCAACTCAGCAGAAACCAACTCTAAAATATCTTCATAACCAGCACTCGCACCCATAGCCTCAGGCATAGTAATATTGCCAGGCAACTGAGCCATATCGCCAAGAACCTGATTTTGCAACGATGCAGTATTAGTAGCTATTTCATCACCAAACTGAGCAACACTAGCTGTACCTTGAGCATATTGCTCATTAACAGCCGCAGAAGCTTCATCATAAGAAGGATACAAAGCCTCATCGACAGGGGTATTTTCAACAAAATTAGTAGCCATTTATCCTCCTGCCTGGAAAATCCCTAACGTTTCATAGGATTCTCGTTCTTGTTCTAACTTATCTTTAATCAATTTATCAGCCGCTACTTGCTTATCTTGCTCTGCAACATTATACGCATTTAACAAATCACGTTGAAAATCAGACTCAGCAAGCAAACGCTCTTCAGTTAAATCTCCAACACTTCTAGCCGTCTGACCGCCAAATGCCATGCCACGACCAGCCGCTTCATTAACAGTTACGTTTTTAGCTTTATCAAACTCAAGATCATACAACCCTCCAGAACGAGAACCTGACATAAGTTGGTTACGTTCAGAAGCGCCTTCAGGTCCTTCATATAAACCGAAGTTACGAGTAGCTTGTTGTAATAGCCGTTCGTAATTCATCTTCATTGTTCGATTAATGTTTGCTTTGTCCATGCCAAAAGCGGCCATAAAGCTTGCGTATGCAGGGTCACCTAATAGTTCTTCTCGTGCTGTTATGTTTTCAAATGGGTCAGGTCTAGGTTCTTGTTCTCCAACGGAACCTTCGATAAGGTTGCCATCAACAAGTGGTTTCAATGTATTATCAAGAAAATTAAAGCCATCAGGGTAAAGCTCTTCCATAGTAATTTCTGGGTTATCTTTACGCATGTTCTCAGCGATCCAACTAGCTAACGTGCCACTACCCTTTCCGTAACCACCTGGCAAAAGTCGTAAGTCTTTTGTTTGCATCATTGGAGGTTCGCCCCAATGGGCAGGGTAATCAGTCTTATTAGGGATATCATCTCTAAAGTCAGGTTCCCCAAAAAATTCAGGGTCAATATCGTCAGTTGTTTCACCAGTTTGAGGCAAATTAACAGTTTGACCTGGCCTAATAAGGTTAGGGTTATCAGCGTATTGAGGGTTAAGGCGAATTAACTCTTGATATGTTATTCCGTTTTCTCTAGCTATTTTGTATAAAGAATCGCCAGATTGTACCGTATACGCCATATGAGTATGTTACTCCTCTTCTTCCGGCTTGTCATTAAGCATTTGCTGTAGTTTCTGTATCTGTAGTTTCTGTAAACAGATCGTTAGTTCTTTGTTGAACATCCTGTTCATTTCTGCTATTAATTCTTCGTTTGTAATATCCATTCTTCTCCTAACTTGGTGGATCTGGGAACTCAGCCGTGTCAGCAGGAGTCCATGATGCTGGGAAATCTCTTAACTGTTGCCTGTATGTAGCCCATTCAGCTTTCTTACTATTGCTTAAAGGACTGTCTGTATACTGTGTCCAATCAGATTGCGTTAATAGCATATCACGATGACCACGCATAGTATCTACACGCCATTTATCTTCTAAACCTTCTACAGCGAACTCTACCATCAAGTCAACAACCATTATGCTGTCCTGTACCATGCGTTAACATACATTATACAACTAGTAGTCCAAGATGCTGGAACTGTTTTCTTGCAGAAGGCTTGCAAAACATACGATGAGCTTGCAATGTCGGCATAGAAAATTACGTCACTATTAACTTCAATTATATTCACAGAATATATTGTGGAACCGGAAGGGCGAACCCAACCTTTTCCACCTATTGAATACGTCATGTTAGAAGTAGGAGTAGGCAATCCGCTACCTGCTAACTGCAATCTAAAGTAATCAGTAGCATGAAACGTAGTAGTGCTACCTCCTACAAATTGCATCTCCCAAAAAACAAGATCACCAAAGCGCAAATACCGTGCGTTAATAGTAGCATTACCATTATCCGTAATGCCTTGTTCCCACACAGGAGTAAACGTTGTCCACGAAAGAGATGAATTATCAAGCATATTTAACTCATCAGCGTTAGCAGTAATAGCAGTACCATTCAACGTAATATCACCAGTTGCCAAAGAAGACAACGTACCAACACTCGTCAAAGAAGAATTAACCACAGACGATTTTAACGTAGTACCACTCAAAGTATTAGCATCAGCAGTTACTGTAATAGCCGCCGTGCCATCGAAATCAACACCGTTAATAGCTCTAGCTGTAGCCAATGCCGTAGCAGTTGCCGCATTACCAGACGTAGCTTGATTACCTCCAGTATTAACACCTGGCAAATCAATGTTACCTGTTCCATCGAACGAGACACCACCTATGTTTCTAGCAGTTGCTAAAGCAGTAGCTGTTGCCGCATTGCCTGAAGTGTCTTGGTTTCCTGTTGCGTTTACACCATTTAAGTTAATGTTTGCAGTTCCGTTAAAAGATACGCCACCTATAGTTCTGGCTGTTTCCAGCGCTGTAGCAGTTGCTGCATTGCCAGATGTATCTTGATTGCCAGCACTGTTAACTCCAGCAAGATCTATGTTGCCTGTACCGTCAAAAGAAACACCACCTATGTTGCGTGCTGTTTGTAATGCTGTAGCTGTACCAGCGTTACCACTAATATTTGTCACACCCGTAATGTAACTGTAAGAAAGTATTTTATCTTGAACTGCCGCACTCGTCATTAATGTCGTATCATTATCAGCAAATGACTCACTACCTGTTTGAATGGAAGCACCAGCAAACTCAGACACAGTAAGGCCCGAAACATTGAGGGTAACGGCTCCACTCGCACCTCCGCCCGAAAGTCCGGTTCCTGCCGTTACCCCCGTAATATCTCCGGTGGCAGTCGTATATCCGTAAGACTCAATTTTATCTTGGATAGCGGCGCTAGTCATAACTGTAGTGTCATTATCTGCAAAAGATTCACTACCTGTTTGTATAGTAGCGTCAGCAAAATGCGATACAGCTAAGTCAGCTACAGCTAAAGAAACACCTCCGCTAGTTCCTCCACCAGACAATCCGCTACCTGCGGTAACTCCAGTAATATCTCCAGTAGTAGTGCTGTAGCCATAACTTTCTACTTTGTCTGCTATTGCCGCACTTGTCATAATTGAAGTGTCGTTATCAGCAAAAGATTCAGCGCTAGTTTGAACCGTAGTTAATGAAACACTGTCGAGCTTTACTCCAGTTGCTTGTATCTCTCCTTGAGTTTGACGCAAGTTTCCATTAAGTACTAGTCCAGTACCGACGTTAAGAGAAGAATAAATAGGACTATCGTCATCAAAATCAGTATTTAAATCATTAATATAATCAAGCCAAGCCGTCATGTGTTTATGTTAGTTAAAGGAGTTTGCGGTTCATACGCATACTCAACCGTTACTTCATTAAAAGCTACAGACTTAATACCTGTAACGCTTACATTTATTTGAGAACACAAAGGCATTCGACCAGGGCGCAAAACTACACGACCTTGCTTTGGTTTATACACAGTCCCAGAAGTAGAACTTAATTCAGTAGCGTCTAACGAACCTACAGTAATAGTACTTATTTCATCACCTTGATGCACACAATCAGCTTTAACAGTAAACGCAGGTGTAGTAAAACCACTAGAGTTCCAAAAATCAAAATCAATAATAACTTTTTCTATAGCCGCAGACGTTTTTTCAGGAGGCCTATACGTAGCTAACCAAATAGCGCCTTCAAATCTGTCATCAGTATCAGTTGTATGGACAGCAACTTCAGTATTGCCCGTAAACGCATCATTACTATTAGAAGGTCTATTTAAAGTTACAGGTCTAACGTACAAAGAATTATCAGGATTAGCATGTGTGTTGTATTCATCTAACGCAAAGAAACCCCAGTGATCGTTTCCCATAGGGATAACATCAATAATTGCAGGGTTTAATACGCTATCGTCACCTGGACCAAAATACAGTTGATGGGTCCATACACCATTAACTAAATCTAAAGAACGGTCACCTTTGTACACGTTATTAGGAACAGTGCTACCTACAGTTTTTACTTTGTAAGGCAAGCACACAGCGTTATGTGCGTGTGAAGGAACACCTCGCATAAAATATGCGTCAATAGAATCATCTCCTTCGTTAGGTATCTTTACATAACTAAACGTTTGGTCATCTATGTTGTCTTTAGTTGCGACAACAACACCTGTTTGTCTTGTTATATAAACAATTGCTGAACCTGTAACAGCGGCAGTTACATAAAAATCAGGCAATATCTTAGTGCCTATATATCTAATTTCGCCAAAACCAGGGTTATCAGTATACGCAAACCTATACCATCTACCATCAGCCATAGCTATAAGCAAAGAATCAAACGTTTGCCAACAACCAACTATAGCTAAATCAGGGTCAGCTCCTACGGCAATGAACGCATTCTCGCCATTGTCGTCATCTCGCCAATCGCTTATATCCCCTACACGAGAATAATATATTCGGTTACCGTTATAGTTAGTTCCTGAATCATAATCGCCCCAAGCCCAATACCTGTCACGCCAACCAAATAAACCCATAGGGTCCCAGTTTTGTGGGTACTCATTAGATGTTAACGTAGCGTCACCACTTGCAGTAATAGCTTGATAACCATCAGTTCCAGTGTCATCTAAACCATTAAAATAACCGTCACCACCAAAAATAATATCAGTACTACCTTTATATTGAAACGGCATAGAACTAATAAGAATTTCAGAACTAGCATCCCAAGCCGCTTCAGAATA